CAAATTTTAGTGTTTGTGCCATTAGTAATTTGTATATAATTGAGATGTAATCATTTCTTGTAATGATGTCCAACTTGTTAGTGTTTCTAATTGTGCGTCTGTTAATACTGAATCAAAGTATTGTAGTTCTCTAGTTTTTCCGTAGAAGTTTTGAGTTTCTCCAACTAAATTTTTAAATTGCATTTCATCAAAAGGAGAACTAACTGAAAAAGCACTATTGCTTTCAAATAATTTAAACCCATTAATGTATATATCAGTATCTCCACTTTTATACTTAATAGATATTTTATTATTGCTACTTGAATTTATTGTAGATTGATAATTTATTACAGTACCTCCAATATTGTTATAACTCCTCACATTTCCTCCAGATACCCCTAACAATAACCTATTACTTGAATTAGAACCTAAACCAATCCAGCCAACAGCTGAATTATTAGAGGAAAATTCCACCATCAAAACACCTTCTGAATCGTTAAACGTAGCTGCATCTCCAGAGCCAGTAGCAGATTCTGCTGCTCTTGTAATTGCTGTTCCATTAGTAGGAATGTAGCTTGTTGGGTATGTTAAAGCTTCTATTTGCGCTCCCCAAGAATAAATTCCTTTTACTCCATCTCCAGCAAAAACAAAAGACTGACCATTTTCAGATACACAGACATTTCTAAAACTAGTTGAAAAACTTCCAATTAAACTACATCTAAACCAACCATTGCCATAATCTTTAATACTTGCAGAAAGCGTACTTGTATTTTTAGCCACAATTCCATTAATTAAATCAAAAAAAGCACCATCTGTATCTGATGCGTTATTTTGACCTAAAAAAGCATAGTTATAACCCCCAGCTTTTAAAAATACAGTATATGATTGATTACCCACAACTGTTTGCGCAAATACAGTATGCACTATGTTGTTTGTGTTTGGAATTAATAAATCTGCATTTAAACTACCATTTGGAGATATTATTTGATTTGAAGAAACTGTTAAATTTGTTTTAGTCCAACTACTATCACTAAAATCTTCGCTATAAGTAATAAGATTAGTAGAAGCTGGTTCTAAAAGGTAATGAGGGCAATTAACTACTTTACCATTTAATAAGTCGTAGTTTAGTCTTGATTTGTTTCCTATTATTTCTATTACTGATACGTTGTCTATTGAGCCAGAAAAAGAACCACCATAAAATCTTAAATTTCCAGTTGAAGTTGTAGTAAAATTAAATGTTTTAAGACCAACTCCAGATGTTGTTTGAGCAGATGAACCACCTAAATCAACAGACAAACTACCACTTGTGTATGCAGTTACATTAAATGTCAATTTATATTGTTTACTAGCAATAACACCTATGTTTTGCTGTAAATTTCCACTTGCAGTAACTCCAACAGCGTTACCACCACTAATGCTCCATCCAGAACCTAAACTCCAATCACTATTATTATCAAAGTTTCCGTTAGTAACTAACTCACTTCCAAATGCTCCTACTTCTTGTATAAATCCAGTTGGTGCTATTCTAGTAGCAGAACTATTACGAGTAAAGTCAAAGTCTCCTACTCCATCTGATGGGAGTACAGAATAAAACTTGTCTCCTTGTGCTGCTGGTATTGTTGCTAATTTTGGTTTTGCCATTGTCTTAATTTTTTATACGTCTAATATTTGTGTTTCGTGAATCCAATCAGCGATACACTTAACTGCTTCAACTTCTTGTCTTTCATTCATAGCAAATTGACTTCCAAAAAAGTCTGGTTTACCAATAACTGAAGGTGCTGTTTGTATAGCGTTTCCCCACCAAGTATAATTGTAGTATAATCCCCAAGTTCCAGTATCCATTACTTCTTTGTTTTATAGTTATAATTTATTTCTATGTCTAGTGTGTTCGTTTGTGTCCACATATTTCTTTTTTAAGTATTGTACTAATTTTACAATATTCTCTTTTTTTTGTTTATATCTTATAATACCCATCCACCAAAATCTGCGTTAGAAGTGTCTGGATATGTATCATCTTGAGTATTTGCGTTGTACTCTGGATACGTATTTTGATTATACACCATAAAGTCTATAAAGTTATTAGTGTAAAATTGTGCTATGTCTCTATATTTCTCTACTAAATAATCAACTTCATCTTTATCTACTGTTACACTACTTTCTGATGTGTGTTTATATACACCACCATTAGCTACTGTGTAAGCAGCAAAAGGCATATAGCATACTAATGCCCAATAAATAGTCATAGGCTTCACATACGTCTCTAAAAGTGTCTTATAAGCAGCGTTAGCTGGGTCGTTTATAGTTCCAGCTATAATTAATGCTTGTATCTTTTCTAAAAGTTTAGTTCCTAAATAATTTTGTACCTCTGTATCTTGTGCAATCTCTACCATATAGATAAACTTGTCTGGGTCTACATTACCAGAAAGTACAGAATACCTTTTAATGTCTTTAGTTGTTACAAATAATGCTTTTGCCATTTCTTATCTTATTTAGGGTATGCTCCTCTATTAGGCATATTCTCTGGCGCAATTCCAGCTTGTTTAGAACCTCTTGGGTTTTTCATATAACTTTTAGGAATAGTTCTTGTCTTTTTATAGTTTGCTAAATTCTCTGATGGCTCTGTATTGCTTTCTAGTCTATATAAGACCTTTTTCCATTTGTGTCTACAGTAAATACCACCTTTGAACTTAAACAAGTCGTAAGACCTACCTTTATGCCCTAATTCTCTATTAACACCCTCTCTACTTGCTCTGTCTATGTCCTCTATTGTCCATACAGTACCAGCACTTGCCATATTCATCATATTTCTACAAAAGTCTCTTTGAGAACTACTTGCTTTTGATGAACCTATTGCGTAAGTGTATCTTATTTTATATAATCCGTTTTTAGAATCTAAATAACTAAAAGAGCTTCCTTTTTTCTTGGAATCTATTTCATCTTTTAAACCTAACAAACCTTTTACTTTAGATAGTGTGCTTTTCTTCTCGTTTATTAAGTAATTTGCCCAATCTTCATTGTCTATGTCTTCTTCCTCGTCTATTTCATCAACAAACACATATTCTTCTGACATTTGTTCTCCACTCTCTGCTAAATGACCTAATATATTCTCGGATTCTTCATCTGTTAATTCTTCTTCTGAATCTGATGAACAACAAGTCTTACTTAACTCATATCCAGTTTCTTCTTCTATAATTTCTTCATTAACTATGTCAATATCACTAAAATCAAGAGGTTTAAGAGTCTTAAAGTATAAATCTAATGCTATATCATTAATTGATAAGATTGTGTCTATACATTCTATTACTTGGTCTTGAAAGCATTGTATAACTATGTTGTCAAATAGTTGTGTAGCGTTCTTTATTTCTTCTGCATTGTTTCCTAGTCCATCATTACCTTCACGTATTCCTAGAAGCATTGGAGATGTAACCCTATGACCAACGATTAATTTTCTAAAGCACTCATCAGCTAAATACTGATAATGTGCTGGTGCATCGTTTAAAGGAATGTCATCTATTGTAGTTTTAGATTCAGAATTGTTATTAAAAGCAACGATTACCTTTTCTCCTCTGCTTCCAGTTAATTTGTTTAGTACATCGCTTTTAATTGATTGCATTTTGTCTGGGTCTGGTACTCCGTTGTTAAAATTAACGACTTTAGTGCCACTAAATCCATTTATACAATCATTTATAAGGTAATCTCCTATTTCGTCCTCTAACACAGCGTAAGGCATCGCAGAAGACCAATCTGGACTACTATAATAGTACTTACCAGCTTCATAAGGCTTTAAAACGTACATTTCAACACCATTTGCTTTACCAAACCCAAATGCTGGTATTCTTTCTGGTTTTTCTGTAGGTTTTAAGTTACCCCAGTTGTTTGAGTAGTACCATCCTTCTATTTCTCCTTCATCATTGCATTTTTCAGCTCTTAATGTTTCCATTGGAAAGTGATGTACTTCTTTTACTCTACCATCTTGATAAACTAACTGAAATGCAGCCATTCCTAATACTTTGTAGTCATTTATGAATTTTCTTAAATCAGACTTCTTAAATAATGACATCATTTGAGCATATTGCTCTGGTCTTTTGTCTGCATCGTGTGCTGCAAGACCTTTACCATAAATCATATTAGAAATACCTATAGTAATTGCTCTACAAGTCGTTGAGTTATTGTTTACATCAATTATGTAATTAAAGTAGTCGTTATCTACTCCATATTGTACCCAATCTTTATTCTTTAACTCTACAACTTCTGGAGCTGTGTAGGCTGCAAGTTTTGTTACGAAAAATTCGCTCATATTACTACGTATTCGTTAGTTGTTGCGTGTTCTGTATAAACATCTTTATTAATACTATATGTACTAATAGTTTGGTCTGTACAAAATATATTGTCTTTATAAACTACGCTTGTTCCATTTAAAACAGATAGTGTATAAAATGTTCCTTCTTTTAAAGCTGGACTAAACGTTACATTGCCCTCTAAATAGTATTTATTTGTAGCGAATGTTAAACCAGAGTATGTTACTGGAGTATTTGTGTCTTGGTCTGTAATAATAACACTATCAGCAGAATATTCTCTAGGAATAAACTTTAATTGTTGTGCGCTAGCACTTGTAGTTAGTATTATCATTAAAAGCTTTTTTAAATAACGAAAAAAGGGCAAAAGTGTTTTATATAAAAAAAGGGTACTCGTTAGAATACCCCTAATTTAAGAAAAATGTATAAAAATTAACTTCCTACTACAACAACAGTATTAGTTGTATCTCCAATAATTGCAGAGTCTACAAAATATGCTGGTTGTTTTTCAGTTCCAGTAAATGTTATGTTATAGCCATTTAAATCTCCCATAGCTGCTCCAGTAGCTGTGTTAACAGCACATTCACATCCATTTTCAATTCCAGCTAAAAAGTAATTCCCATTATAATCTTGTACGATTACTTGAGGTCTTCCATAACTTAATAATTTTAATTCTTTACGAGTTGCAAGGTCTTGTTTCTTTAAAACTATCGTTCCAGTTTGTGTCCAGAATGACGTTCCATTTTCCCTTGAGTTCTCGTTTGTTTGTTCGAAAGAGTTAGCTCCTTTTAAGTCGTATTTGTAAAAAGTTAAAGGAGATGCAAAAGCAGTAATCTCATCGTCAGTTCCAAAAGTAGCAGTTCCTAATAAACCACTTGTATAATTTGAGATGTAGATTGCTATTATCCCTCCAACCGAGTCTTTACAAGGCTCTAATCTTCCAGCAGTAATATCACAAGACATATGTTTAAGTTTTTTGAGTTAATAATATAAAGGGAGGTTTTACCCTCCCCTTATTTAGTTTAATTATCCAGCGTAGTAAACTACGTCAGCTCCTACTCCTATGGCAGCTGCA